AGCCTCTGGGTGTAATCACCAAGTTGGAAGCGGAAACCGGTACGCCCCAGGTAGTTTCCTATACTGCGGCTAATGGTATCGTGTACGCCAACCTGACGGGCGCACGGGCAAAAATTAAATCCGGATACGCCAGCAAAGCCCGCTGGTACGCCAATGCTGCTACCATCTGGAACCGTCTGGCCAACGTGGTGGACGAAACCGGCCGCCCTGTTTTCATTCCGGACGCAACTTCCGGCGGCGTTGGCCGAATCTTTGGCATCGTCGTAGAAGAAGAGGATGCCGTGCCTGCTGATGCGGTACTGCTGGCCAACATGGCCGACGGGTACGCCTGCAACGTCAACGAAGACATTACCATGTATCAGGAAGACCATATTAAAGAACGCACAACCGATTACATGGGCTACGCGTTGATTGATGGCCAGCCCCTGACTACCAAAGCATTTGCATACTTAAAAAAATCCTGACGACTGATACCTCCATGGCAACACCGGGCAGCGCGATCTTCAGCCGGTCGTCTGCCCAGGATGTTGTCGTATCAGTCGATGGCGAAGTGACAGGGCTGAGGAATAACACGTCAAACGTAAATCCGGAAAACTATACGATAGGGCCCGGCAGCGTAACCATTAAAAAGGAGTATCTGGCCGGCCTTGCGAACGGCGAAAAGAAATTCCGCGTATTAATGGCTGACGGTTCCGATGTTGAATATTACATAACGGTGGGTGATTAACATGGTCAGCCTGGAAAAAGTAAAAGCATATAGCCGTATTGATACGACAGACGACGATCAAATGCTGCAGGGGCTGATTACATCGGCGGAACACCTGATTAAAGAACAGTCTGGGAAAAACACATATATCGGAGACGGTAGCAGCGAACCTGTTGCCATCGAAGAGACAGAGCTTTTCCAGACTTGCGTCTGCCAACTGGTAGAACACTGGTATGATCGGCGCGGGGCAGCGGATGGGGCGCAGCTGTACCACATTCCGTTTTCTACAGATATGCTGATTGCACATTTCAAGTACAGCTGTGAATACACCCACGAATAAGCGAGGAAAAACTATGGTGCTGGATAAAACGGTAGAAATTGTAATTAACGGGAAAACATACAAATTGTGTTATCCCATGAAAGCCATACACGGCGCGGAAAAGGAACTCTTCCAGAACAACCTTCTGGTTACAGTGGCCCAAGGTATTAACGGCCTGCCGCCTAACCTGTCGGACATGTATACCATTTTTAAGTGGGGCATTAAAGGCGGGGATCCGGAGCGGGAATACACGGACACAGAAATGGAAGAGCTCTATTATACGGCGGTACGTCAGTATGATGTGATCACTGTTTTCCGGAAGGGGCTGGAAGCGGTTGAAAAAAGCGGGATTATGGGCGATACCACAAAAAAACCGCAGGCCGTCCTGGCGACCCCGACGGAGACGGCGGTAAGCGACCGGGGCGCAGCTACAGAAACGCCACAGAGCTGATTGAATCGTTGGAGCCGTTTGCCCTGGGGGAGCTGCAGCTGACGCCGGAGCAGTTTGCTGGTTGTACGATGCGGGAACTGGACGCCTTGACTAACGGATACCAGCGACGTCATGAACGGCTCGAAGATCTGTTTATCATCAATGTGGCGTTACCAATCTACCGGGCGGCTTATGGCCGGAAAGCACCAACGTACAAAAAATTAACGGCTCACCGGAACCGCGCGCCTGGGTATGTCGGAACAATCGACCCGGAGACGGCGGAAATGTGGCGTAAGATCTTAGGAGTAATCAAATGAAACACAACCCGGCAGAACTTAATCGCAAAATCACACTGCAGCGTCCTGGCCCGCCGGTACGGGACGAGCTGGGCGGCCTGCAGGAACCGGTCTACGAAACTCTGCGCAGCTTCCCGGCGAAAGTGACGCAACGAAACCAGTCGCGCCAGCAGTTTGTTGCCGACTACGTTACTGCAGACACGCGCTATTTTGTGGTACGGGATATCAGATCAATATATCCCGGCATTAATGCAAAATGGAGACTGCTGTATAACGGATACACATGGATCATCAACAAAATTGAGCTGCTGGATGAAGAAAAACCGCCATACATCCAGATCACGGCGACAGCCATCAATGGCAGCGGGGGGATTATATGATGGAAATCAAAGTACCACTATACGCGGCCACGATGGCATTGTATCAGGCGTTGTCTGATGCGCACGCCTGCGGTTTAAACTGGTACGAAGGCGGCACGGACATCGAAGAAGTTGAAACAGATTTTCGTAATCAAGCTACTTTCTGTTATGGGATCCTGGGCGCAGCCGACGCAGATCAGAATGATAAGGCGTCAGATATTTGGGATTACAACATTCAACTTGAAGTTTACAGCAATTACCCGGGTCGGAAAGTTGTGGCTCAAAAGCTGCAGGAATTAATGGCGGCATTATGCACTTCGGAATTATGGGAGGCCATCGACGTGGCCCTGGCTCCGGAAGGGTTTACGACCATTAAAATGGATGTTGGACCGCACCGGCTTAACCTGCCAATACGGGGCGATAATGGCACCTGGCAGTCCGGCAGCGTTAATTTAACAATCAAATTAAATCAGATTTAACGAGGTGAAAAAATGGGTACTACTATCACAAAAGCGAATTATCCGGAAGCGCCTTCCGGCAGCGTAGGCGTCAGCGGCAAGCATGAAGTGGTGTTCGTCAATTACGGGGAGGGCGCTACCGCAGCATCCCCGAAATGGGAACGGGTTGGCGGCATCACCAATAACTCTTTTAATATTTCCCTGGAAGTTAATACCGTGCAGACGAAGGATACGAAATACTGGGCCGAAGGCGCCATCGTCAGCAAGAGCGGCGAAGTATCTGCCGAGATGATTTGCAAAAAGGATGACGTCGGCCAGTTGGCCGTTGAAAACTTCGTGGAAGACGATGAAACCACGGAAGAAAAGAAAGCGCTGCAGTTTGCACTTGTACGCATTGATACGCTGGAATACAAAACATTCTGGGCGGCTCCGACGTCGTTCGAAACGACCGCAGACTCTGAGGATCTGATCCAGAAGAGCTTCAGCGCTACGTTGCTGGGCGCTCCGGAGAAAAAGACCGGTTTTGTATTGCCTGGAACAAATCCGTGATTTAAAAGGGGTTGAAATAAGGGCCGCCGCAATGCGGCCCTTACAAATAATTATGAGAACGTTAGAAGAGCTTGCAAAAGATATAAACGAATATATTGATAAAGGATATAAGAAAACCGTGGAGGCAGGTGTGCGGTATGCCCAGGTAATGACGCGGGGCTATATTGCGCGGACACATGCGTCCACGGGGTTCGGTGGTCAGAACCTGATCACGGACGAACGTACCGGAGCGGCTAAAGGCAAAACAGTAAACCAGATAATCAAGGGGCGGTTTAGCATTGGAGCCAGCACAATCGAGTCTGTTGTATATGCCAATTATCTGGCCCGCTGGTACAATACCGGCGCGACGCAGCACACGATTATGTACGGGCCATATAAAGGACGGCTAAGCACGTACTACCCGCCGCGCGGCAAGTATTTCGAAAGCAACAAGGCGGCTATAGAAGATTATTTTGCTGGCCAGCTGGAAATGTACATGACCACGCACATTAAGCTATAGGAGTCGAAAAAATGGCAGACGCAAAAATTACCCTGGTAACAGAAGCCAAAGACGAAGGGCTTAAAAAACTAAACTCAGAGCTGGCGGCGGGGATGCAGAACGTGACCGCCATGAAGCGACAGCTGAAGGATCTGGAAGCAGCCACGAAGCAGGGGACGGCAGCGACCAAAGAACAGGCTGACGCCATGCGCCGGCTGCGCCAGGAAATTAATGAACAGACGCAGGCCAACCAGCAATATGCCCGGGCCATCAATTCCAGCATTAAAGAAATGGAGAGTATGGCAAAAGCTGCGTCTGCTGCAGACGCAGGCGCTGCAGGGCTGGCCGGAAAATTCAAAATGACCGAAGGCTTTACCACAGCTTTTTCCGTTGCCCTGGGGAATTTAGCGACGACAATAATGACCGGTGCTGTGGCGGCGCTTGCGTCTCTGGGCGAGGCTGTACTGACCGCCGGGGCGAAGATGCAGCAAAGTGTTGCCCAGATATCGGCTATTAAAGGCGTAACAGGAGACGCAACGGAAGCATACCGCGCTTTTAACGACGTATACCGTAATACCAATTATGACGAAAGCGCCGTGCAGCAGATGGGGATCCAGCTGATGACACTGGGTTATTCTGCGCAGAACGCGGCGGACATGATCCAGCTGTGCGCCGATACGTCTGCCGGTCTGGGTAAGGGGCAGGCGGCAGCGCAGGCCATGGTTGACACCATTTCCCGGATGCAGGCTACCGGGGAGGCCACCAGTAAACAGTTTGTCAGTCTGCAGATGGCCGGTCTGGATCTCGACAAGGCATTTGGCAGGATCGGAATGTCCGCGGAAGAGGCATACAAGGCGCTGGACGAGGGCACGCTGGACGCGCAGACGGCCATCGGGGCCCTGACGGATTACATGCATGAATTTGATGGAAGCATGGCCCAGAGCAAAGACAATACAATCGACGCCTGGGGCGATGTGCAGGGCAATCTGTCCACGATGTGCGCGGAAATTGGCATGGGGATTTTTGACGCATTTAACCAGTCGGAAATTATCCAGGACTTAATTGCTTTTACCCAGGATCTTGTTGATATGGTCCGCGGGGAAGGCTGCGGCGCATTCTCTGACCTGCGAGAGGTGGCAGAGTTTGCGCTGGATATCATTGACGGCGCGCTGAATGTTGTAATAACAACGTTTAAATTTATCGTATTAGCGTTGGATTCTGCATATGAAGCATTTTGTTCTTTTGGCCGGGATGTATACGATGCACTGCAGCCGGTTATTGACGGCCTGCTGTACATATATGATCTGGTTAAAAGTATTCTGACGTCTATCGGAAAAGGGTTTGCCGGTGAAGTCAATAAAAGCTGGGCCCAAACTTTCGGGAAAAAGCGGGAGCTGGAACCAGAGGAAAGAGCCGCCCAAAACGAAAATCATTTCCGGACGGTTAAGCGCACCGTAAAAGCTCCGACGGCGGCAAGATCCGGCGGCGGGAGTCGCAGGTCCGGCGGCGGCACGGCAAAAAAACAGTTAACAGAAGAAGAGAAAGCTGTAGAAGCGTTAATCAAAAAATACAGCGATGCAGATAAGCAAAAATGGGCAATGGCCAAAAGCACTGTAGAGCTGGCCAAGGTCAATATGACCATGCTGACCGGCGAGGCCAGAACTCAGGAAGAGAAACGGATCAAGCTGCTGGAGCTGGATAATGCGCACAACCAGCTGCTGGAAGGGTTAAATAAGGAGCTGGCCCTGGCGGCCAAGATCGGAGACGACAAAACCAGGGATTATACACTAAAAACAATCCGGGATCAGATTGATGCGGAAAACCAGCTGTACAACGCCAGAGTCAGGGCGGCGGAATATAGCGCGAATTATAGCAGCCTGAAAGAAAAAAGCCAGGGAATTATTGATCAGGTTTTTGGCAATAAGGACGAAGCGCAGACAAAAATTGAAGAATTGAAGCAGAAATTAATAAAAGATCTTGAAGAAATTAACGCTATTATGGCCCAACCTACAGAGGCGGAACAATTGACAGGCTTCGCGGCTCTTTTGGGTAAAACGCCGGAACAACTGCAGACGGACCTGGAGGCGCAGGGCATAGCGTTTGATACGTTTGTCGAAAAATACAAGGAAGGGCTGGCGAAGGCTGCGGAAGCAGAAAAAAACTCAATCACAACGGCCGAACAGTGGAAAAACAAAATTTGTGATTACGCTAATCAGGTAGGCTCGTCCATGGGCGACGCTATGGCGGATTTTATTCTGGGCGAAAAAAGCGCAAAGGATGCACTGGCCGATTTCGCAAAAAGCATTATCGAAAACGCTGTCAGGATCCTGACACAATGGCTGTCGGTTTTTGCGATTTATTCCGCGTTTCCGATGATTGCCAGCGGCATGACGCCAGCGGATGCGGCAAATAAAACGGTATTTGAAATAAAAAAAGCAACCGGTGGCTACATTTCTGGCCCGGGGACAGGAACGTCTGACAGCATTCCGGCCATGCTCAGTAACGGGGAGTTTGTAATCCGGAGCGCGGCAGTGAATCAGATCGGCCGGGGCACTTTGGAAGCAATTAACGCCGGTCGCATTCCGCAGTTTTCGGATGGCGGCAGTGTAGACGATACCATTGCAGCCACGGCGGGCGGCGATACGCTGACAGTGCAGGTATCTGCGATTGATGCAGCATCTTTTTCCGGGTTCTTAGATAGGGGCGGCCTGGATAGAATCAAACAGGCTCTGTATGAAGAAAATCGCAGATTTAGATCTGCGACGGGGGTGTGGTAATGGCAACGATAGCAACCTGGCCGGTTATGTCCGGCATAGAGATGCACAGTTACAAAAGCATGTCCTACAATGGCGATGTAGTTACTACCGGCAGCGGGCGCAAGCGCAGCAACACGAACCAGCTGCTACCTAAGTGGAACATTGAAGTGAAATTCGGGATCCTGACGGAAGCAAACTACAAAACCATTCTGGGATTTTTCGCATTACTGAAGGGCGGAAATACTCCGTTTTTTTGGCTGGATCCGGATGATAACACAGAAACGGATATCCAGTTGCCAAAAAATACGGACGGCAGCTACCAGTGTGTAATGAAGTGGGGCAGCTACGTGGAGGCGGTGGATAAGGTGGACCGGCTGAAGGTGTACGTCGACGGCACACTGCAGGCTTCCAGCAAGTACACCGTGGCCAACGGTGCAATCGCATTCAAAACGGCGCTGGCCAGCTCTGCGATCGTGACCGCCAGCTATCGGTATTACTGGAAGGTCCACATCCCGGCCGGAAAAATCAAAATGGAGCACGTTTTTACAAACTTCAAAAAAAGTAACACGTTAAATTTGGAGACCTGGCGATGAAAGACGTATCTGCAGAATTAGAAGTACATCTGAATACAGAAAAAACGTTTACCGCCTGCGATATATATGAGCTGGTGCTGGCCAATGGCAATACATACCGGTATGCCGACTGCGATTGTGACATTGTACTGGATAACCGGATATACAGACACGATGCTCTAATCGTCAAAAGGCAGCAGATCAATCTGCAGGGGCAGGTCACGGTCGACACGCTGGCAGTAACGATATATGCAGATGGGAACCATGCGGAGGATACGATCGAAAGCATGCCGATCATGGCAGCGGCTCACTCCGGCGTCCTGGACGGGGCGAAACTGAGCCTGAAAAGGGCGTTTTTCCGGAAAACGGGGGAATTGCCGGCCGCTTCCGTTATTGGTACCATCGGCCTGTTTTCCGGAGACGTCGAAATTAAAAGCTCCGGCGGTATTAAGCTGGAATTGACGATAAAAAGTAAGACGCAGGGGCTAAATATGGAATTTCCGCGGCGCAGGTATTACCCGCAAGGGGCGTACACAACGGCTGCATCCGGCCGGGTGACATCCAGCGGCGATACGGATGAGTATTGTCTGATAGCGCCGTTCGTGCCCAGAAAGGAAGTTTTGCTATGATCACGGAAGAGGAAGGCAAGAAAATTGCAGAAGCAGCGCAAAAGTGGCTGGGTACGCCACATATTAACAATGCCAGAGTAAAAGGTGTCGGGGTAGATTGCGGCATGCTGCTGATCGGCGCGCTGGAAGACGCCGGCATAATCCAAAAAGACGAAATTGCAGTAAAACCGTATTCGAACGAATGGCATTTGCATCACTCTGACGAATGGTTCCTGTTTTACGTGCAGGCATATTGCACAAAAATCACACCGAAAGCAATGCGCCCGGGGGATTTTTTACTGTACCAATATGGCCGCTGCATTAGCCATGCTGCAGTGTATTGCGGTAATGATACCGTTTGTCATGCTCTGGTCAAACATGGCGTGATCCTGAGCGATATTAATGACGTGATGTTTTTCGATGCGCATGGTGATAGTCGCCTGCGGGGCGTGTACCGTTTTAACGGAGGTGTCTGATGGGTTTTTTCAGAGGCAGAAATACAACCATCCGGACGGATAAGATCAGCGCCTTCAGCGTCAACACTGCAGAATATGGCGCTGCCGTCATGGAGGTCCTGGGCACCACCCGGATAAGCGGAAACGTAATTTACTGGGATGATTTTACGGCCCATGAACATCGGGAAACGCAGCGCAGCGGCAAGGGCGGGAAAAGCACTACCACAACAATAACCTATACGTATAGCGTTGCTGTTATCCTGGGATTATGTGAGGGACCCATAACCGGAATAAATAGGGTATGGAAGGGCAAAGATCTGTACTATTATCCGGATGAAAATATCGGGCTTACACTGCATAAAGGAACGGCCAACCAGCAGCCCTGGTCATATGTAACCGGCAAACATCCGGACAAAGCTCTGTCGTATTCCGGGCTGGCATATATGGCCGGCGTCATTGACCTGGGCGATTCCGCCAGCATGCCGTCGTACAATTTTGAGGTCAAGGGCCAATTGCTAAACACGGGCGACGGTACAGACGTCAATCCCATGGATTATATTTTGTACGTGCTGCGCAAATCCGGGCAGGCGAATGCAACATTTAAAGGCGCTGATAGCTTCCGTGCCTATTGCGCCAACGCAGATCTGCTAATTTCCACGCCTGCAGACGCGACGGATCCGCAGGAAGCTCAAAAAATTGTAAACGAGATAGCGCAGCTGTGCGGCGCTTATGTTTTCCATAGCAATGATACATATAAAATAGTGCCGCTGGCGGACCGCCCGGTCGGAGGATGGCAGCCGGATAATACGATCAAATACGATTTGACGACAGAAGATTTCCTCCCAGAAGGGGGCAGCTGCGTCACCTGGTCCCGGAAAGACTCCAGCGAGCAGTATAACCGTTTTACCGTGGAGTATGAAAACAGGGAAAACGGATACGAAAAGGAGTCTGTAACATATGAAGACGTTGCGGATATTGCAGAGCGGGGCGTAAAGCAGGCCCCGACGATCCAGGCGGGCTACGTGTACACGAAGGCGCGGGCGGTAAAGATCGCAGAAGAGGCAGCGCGGCGCAATAAGGTCGGGAAAAATCAATATAATTTCAAACTTGACTGGCCATATTGCCGGCTGGAACCAGGCGACAAAGTAAGAATTACAGATGTAAATTCCGGAATAACCAATCAGGTTGTAATGATCACCGACGTCAAAGAGGACGAAAAAGGGCTGCCGGTATTCACGGCAATTTCGTGGTTTGATGGGAACTATGGCCCGGCCGAGTTTGACGTCCACGAAGTTGACCGGCCGTTTGTAGACTTCAATAAACCGCCATCCGCTACAGCTGTGCCGGCTATTTTTCAGCCGCCTGCAGATTTAACCGCGGAAGGGCTGGAGGTGTGGATCGCAGCCAAGGGGGCCGGCGACAACTGGGGCGGCTGTACCGTGTACGTGTCCGACAATGATGAATATTATCGCACTCTGGGCAAGATCAGCAACAACGCCCGGCTGGGCCCGTTGACGGCCGTACTGTCTGCCAATGCCACCAGCTTAGAGGTAGATATCAACGGCACAATGCTGTCCGGCAGCGCCCAGGACGCGAAAAGGGCGAACACGCTGCTATGGATCAGCGGCGAGTGCATGAGCTACCAGACAGCTACACTGCTGGCCAATGGGCATTATAAGCTGGAGGGTTTGGTCCGTGGCCAGTACAACACAACGCCGACAACTCACGGGGTCGGCAGCGTGGTCGTGCGATGCGACGAAACGCTGCTCCGTTGTCCGTTTTCCAAGGAAGACATTGGCAAAAAGCTGTATTTTAAATTCTGCAGTTACAACATATTTGGCAGCGGGGAGCAGTCGCTGGCAGAAGTGCCGGCCTACGAATATACCCTGCAGCCGTATTATATTCCGCCGGTACGTCAGCTGACGGCGCGGAACCGGTACCGGCAGTTAAAAGATGGCGTTACCAGGTACGATATCGTAGCGGAATGGGATCCGCCGGATCTGCAGAGTTTTTACGAGGCACGCGTCTGGTACAAGACCAATAACGTACAGACAAAATACATAAAGGTCCGGCAGGGGATTCCTGCGTCAGAGCTGGGTTTCGCCGGGGAATGGATATATGGCGGATCCGGAAAGACGTCCGCGGTAATTCCGCAGGCGGTTGTCGGGGACCGGTACCGTATCGCAGTAACAACGGTTGACCAGTGGGGTGTCGAAACGTCGCCAGATGCGTCGCCGACGGTGGAAATTTTGGTGGCGCTGCGCACAGAAACGCCGAACACGCCGGACGGGTTCACGATCAACTTCACGGATCAGGCTGTTGCGTCCTGGCGTGAAGTCGTCAACAGCGATATAGCTTTTTATGAAGTCAGGAAAGACGATGCACCGGGGGAAGAAAACGTAAATTTGCTGGCCAGGGTTACGGGCTTAAAAGCGTCTCTTCCGCTGACGGAGCGGACCGGAACGTTGTACCTATATGCATACTCTGCAGCCGGCAAATATTCCGCACCTGCGACGCTGGAATACAATAAGACGGTACCACCGCGGCCGGCAGCTCCGCATCTGACGGCTAAGCTGGGCGGGTTTGCCTTAGAAGCGGCAGCGATTCCGGCCGGGTGTGACGGAATGAATATATACATAGATGGCGCGGAACTTGTTCAGGTCCACACTGTTAATAATGTGTATACACACGCCTGCGACGCCGGCATTTACGATGTAACAATCGCCTATACGGATCTTTTTGGAGAGGGCGCGGAGTCTCCGGATTCCCGCGTCACTGTCAAGGCTACCGTGGACGCCGCGCTACTGGAAGAGCAGGCCATTAACAGGAAGCACCTGGATACTGCGATGCAGAAGGCGGTCGACGATGCAACCGAAAGCGCCCTGGATCTGGTCCGTGTGCACAATGACATTTCGACGATCCAGCAGGGGATTACCGAAACAAACACCTCTATCAATCTGGTAAAAGCCGCACTAAACAAGGCGCCGGACGGCACTGGGTTTCTGTCAATTTCGCAGTTAAAGACATCCATAGACGGCGTCCGGTCTCAGGTGGCCAATATTGTAGATAACGGGCAAAGTGTACAACAGTCTATGATCGATCAGAACGCCAGCCAGATATCAGCCATTGTACAGGAGCTCAATGATACCAGCCAGTCGTCCAGCTATGCTGGTCTTTTGATGATGAAAAACGGCATCGCGTCGAAGGTAACTCAGGACGATGTAAGCAGCTGGTTCCAGCAGGATCATACGGGTTTTTACATTAAAGGCAGTCTGATTAATATCGACGGTACCACAAAGATCGGGAATAACATCATAACAAAGAATATGATCCAGACCGGGGCCGTCACGGCTGACAAACTAAGCGTCAGCAGCCTGTCCGCGATTAGCGCCGTTATTGGCGTGTTGCGAACGGCAACCAGCGGCGCACGGTTAGAAGTAAGAAGCAACCAGATCCTGGTATACGATAGTAACAGGCTGCGCGTCCGGATGGGAGTGTGGTGATATGGCGCAAGGTTTTCAGGTTTTTGATGAAAATGGCAAGCTGGACGTAGATGTAACAAACCGCCTGCCGCGCTTTTTGGGGCGGGTAGTCATTGACGGGACGTCAGATACTGGCGTCGTATATAACGACGGCATTAAACCGGAATCAGATATATGGTGGTTTTTACAAACGCCGTCCACCAATTTCGCGGTCCAGGAAACCGAACGGCCAAAATATGAATATCCCAAAATCACAAAAGGAAACGGCTTTTTGCGTTGGCAATTCCCTTCTGGCCGGAAATTGGCGTGTACTATGTTATATGGAGTGTATTAGCAGATGGCTGCAGGGATAACCGTTTACAATGATAATAATAAAATACAAATTGACGGAGCATATAAAAATCTGTATCTGTCTCGCAAAATCACACTGTCGGGAACAGGGACGACTTCCGGAAAGTTTGCGGACGGCGAGCTGTTGGCTGCAGTCGGCGGGACCACGAACCAGACTATAGACGCGTACTGTGTCAACACTCCGACGGGGTGGTCGTGCACGGTGAACACGTTTAAATCCGGAATGACCGTCTATATCTTTTCTACTAAATTGACGGCTGCAGCGCATGGCGTCGGGTTGCAGGTTTTTGACGAAAACGGCGCCGTGGTGTATGACAGCAATACAAAGCATCCTAATGTTATAGGATTTGGCCAGAGTGAAAGCCCAGCCAACAGCGCTGCAAGACCTGCTGTAGCTGTGTGTGCTCACAGTAGGACAGAAACGACTGACGTATACACATATACGAGGTACGAAGCTGTAACCAGACAGGTCTATGAAGCGCCGGAATGGGGATATTACACCACGACCGAAATGCAATGGGTTCCATACACCGATTTTTACGGAAAAACAACATACAGATACGAAAATGTTACCGTACAGAAATATGGGATTATTAAGCAGGGCGGCTGGAAGACGGTTACGGAATTTGCATGGAACGATTACGAAGACCTTATATACACATGGTCGGAAAACAATTTTCAGCTGCGTGGTGGTAACATTGTGTCAAGTGTCGTGTCGTCCGGAGTGCGAGCTGGCGACGTTGTCTCGGGCCGGCTTGTTGCTACGCATACCAATCAACTCCCTGCGGAATATTACGGCCACAGGTATAAAGGCGCTGGCGTTATTGTCGACAGCAGATCATGGCTTGTTATGGATGTCGTGGATCTGTAAAAATAAAGGAGGAATTAAAAAATGGCAAGGAAAAAAGCAACTTACACGATCACGATCGGGAAGCATGGCGTTTTCCCGGGAACAACTCCGGAGGAAATTCGGATCGAAGTGCAGCGGATGGCAGACTACCAGTTTTATGCGTCTTCCGATTCCTGTGCGACTGAGATTGTCACCATGGAAGAGCTGGACGCAGAAAGAAAAAAGGTTGCATACAAGGTAGTTATTGGCGGCCATGGCGTATTTATTGGTGAAACAAGAGAGGATATTCTGAAAGAAGTGCAGCGGGATGCCGACTATCGTTATTATGCGTCTTCTGATTCCTGCGTGGCTGAAATTGTCAGCATGGAAGATTTTGATTAACAGGAGAAAAAAATGGAATTAACAGGTTATCAAAACCCAGAAATATATGGCGGCAATGGGGATTTGATAAGATCCGGCGCTTTTGGGCCGAACACTCCTTTAACGGATCCGCACGGCCGTGGCTTGTATGACTATCTTGTCAATAACATAGAAAACCTGAAGGATGGCGTGGGCGGCGCGGCCCAGAGCGCCAGCACCGCGACACAGAAGGCGAACGAAGCGACGGCGAAGGCAAACGTGGCGGCGGAAAAAGCAACGGAGGCGTCTACGAAAGCCAGCCAGGCGGCCGCGGCGCAAGCTGCTGCGGAAGCTGCGAAGACGGCAGCGGAACAGGCACGTGATCAGGCCGCAGGGATTTCAACCCCGGACGGATTAGCAGCCAGAGTATTAGCACTGGAAAACCTGGGGTTGTCTGTTGTTGACGGCAAGCTATGCATAACATATGAAGTGTAGGAGGGCAAAATGGCACAAGTAACAAAACCGGTCCTGCTGGACGAAACCGGGCAGGACATGGCAGCGGCCCTGTGGGGGCTTAATGCAATATTGCGCGACCGGTCGGAGCTCAGTTTCCGGCAAATGAAGGATATCATTGATTCCGGAGGCGGCTCCAAGATGTTCCCGGTAGGGACCACTTTTTTGACAACCAAGGGGAATTATACATATCCGTGGACATTCATGCATCACGGCCAGCTGGAAGACGGCCGCCCGTATGCCGATATCCGAGTCAGCAAGGCCGTAGATCTGCTGCAGTTTGATTCACCGGAAGCGTTTTTTTACTGTGAAACGGCATTGCCTGCGGGTCAATACTATTTTGAAGTAGGAACAAAATACGGGGAGGCAAATGTCGGAAATTACAAATTTACATTGCTGCAGGCTGTGCCTGCCGGCGGCAGGTTGGCCGGGTTAGATGGGGTATATAGTAAAAGCGGAGGCGTGACGGCGTGCAGCGTTAAAGTTTATGATACACCGGCGTCGCTGACGGCCTCCCAGACCGTGCCAATTACATCCGGAAGCGCCGGGACAAAACTCTGCGTCATAAACCCCACGGGGGACCCGGATAACGAAAACGCAAACAGTATACACAGAGCAGCCTACGGCAGTAACAACTATGCACAAAGCGCAATACATCAATATTTGAACAGCGACAAAGCTGCCGGAAGCTATTGGGCGCCAACAAACCGGTTTGACAACCCTCCGACCTGGCAGGCATCACAGCCCGGTTTTATGAGTAAATTGCCGGACGACTTTCTGGAAATTGTCTCCCCGGTAGATTTTAGCACGATCACTAACAATATTTTTGAAACAGACGGCTACGAAACCGACTCCAGCTATTCGATGCGGGCCACGTTCTGGCTGCCTTCCCGATTCCAGATTTTCGGAAGCACGGAAGGCGCAAACCTGAACGAAACGCAATGGGATTACTACAAAGGCGCGACGGATATAGATCGCATAATGTACGATAACAGCGGGACTGCCCGGGGTCAGTGGTTACGTTCCCCGTATCCCGGCAACGCGCTTAGTCCGCGGATGGTCAACTCGTCGGGCGCAGTCAGCAGCGGCGGTGCGTACAACGGCTACGCCGTTGCCCCCGCTTGCAGGATCTATGCTCGCAAAGCTGCAGGATAAAATACAATGAACACGGCCGCGGCGGCGCGAGCCCGCCCGGCCGCTACTAAGAGGATAAAGTAAAATGTCAGTGCCGGCATGGAAAAGAAAACCAAACGATTTAAACGTTGCTATTGCTGCAGAGAATTTGCTTAATCACACGATGCAGAAAATGAGGGGAACGAAAGGCAGGTCGTATTTTACAAAATCGACTACGTTCACCAAACGGATCCCGCTATTAAAAGCAACGACCGCCGTGTTGCACAATATAATGGCTGCTAATGAATTTCAAATCGACGACGATCTGGAGTATAAAATGCGCCACAAAAAGCAATTGAAAGCGCTGGCTGCAGTTTCTGACGTGGTGCGGTATCTTACCACATTTAATGACGACAGAAAGATCGACGGCCTGGAGCATTGGATCGGGCTGGTGGACGACGTGCTTAGATTGTTAAAAGCATGGATAAAATCAGACAAAGAACGCAGATACAGATTGTTGCAGCAGCGGGCCATCCGGCTGGCAAAATTAGAAACAGAAGTACAAAGTTTAAAATCAATGCCGTTCGGTATTGTGGAGAATAATACTAATAATGCCCGAAATCAGTGGTTACGTTCCCCGAATCCCGGCAACGCGAATAATCCGCGGATAGTCAACTCATCGGGCGCAGTCAACAACAACAATGCGAACAACAGCAACGCCGTTGCCCCCGATTGCATGGACAGCCGGACCGAGTAGACAGAAACGTCGAAAGCAGCGCACATGCAACATGCAAGGAGTATTATCTCTCCGGCGTAAAAGCCAAATTTGAGCCGCTGGTTACGGCGGACTAAGACATGGAATACCAGGAAGCAATTGAATATCACAACCTATTAAAACGGCTACAGAGATGTACCAGGGGAACGAAATGGAAGAAAAGCGTCGCATTATATTGGTTGGACCGGCTGCTTAATACATACCGTTTACGCAAGGACATCAAAACAGGCCGATACAGAATATCGAAATATTTGTGGTTTACAATCACGGAGCCCAAGCAGCGAGATATTTACGCGTCCAATATCAAAGACAGGCAGTATCAGCACGCCTTGATTGACGATATCGTATATCCGGCTGTAACAAAGACATTCATCAAAGCGAATTGCGCCTGCCAGAAGGGCAAAGGAACAAAATTTTGTATTGACGTTTTCCTGGCCCAGCTGCGGGAGTTTACGAGGATCCACGGCAATAATGCGCATGTGCTTCAGTGCGACATTAAAGGATATTTTCCAAACAGTAACCATGACGTCGTATGCAGCAATACAGCGCAATACGTGGATCCGTACACTGCGCGGGCTTGCGAGGATGTCATCCGCAGCTTTACGGAAATTGAATTTACAAAAATTTTAATGGCCCAGGGAATGGCCAAGAGAGACGCCCATAATGCAGGACATAGAATTTCAGGCTACCTGATATACGGAGGCGACTGGAAAAGAGTAATTAAATGGCTGAACAGCAGCCAGGTTACTGCAGTAACCAAAAGGATCCAGCAAGGTGATTTTAAAGGCGTCGGGCTGGGGAGTCAGGTAACGCAGACCACACAGATCGCGCTGTTGAATGATATGGATCATTACATAACGGAAACGTTAGGGATCCAAGTCTACGCGCGTTACATGGACGACTTTGTACTGGTGCATGAAAGTAAAGAATATCTAAGATATTGCCGGGGTAAAATTGCGGAGTTTTTACACCGGAAGAAATTAACGCTAAACCCGAAAACGCAATTATATCCGTTGGCCCGTGGCATAATCTTATTGCACTGGCGGATCCGCGTGGGCGTAACGGGTAAGGTTGTTATCCGAAAACACCGGTCAAGTATGAGAAAAGCGCGCAGGAGGCTGCGCAAACAAAAGAAGCTACTGGATGCCGGGGAAATTAGCATGGCAGCCATAGCAAACAGTTTTCAATGCTGGCAGGCTGGTATATTGCAGCAAGATTGTTATATGCAGGTTATCCAGATGCGCCGGCTATACTATCAATTATTTAATAGGAGGGCACCCGAATGGAATGCAAAGCGCAGGGAGTTGAAGAGGCAAGACGATCTAATTATCTCCAGTATGCCTACTCACATACAGATGGAGTGCTGCGTCGACGGTATGAGGCCGCAGTAGAGGCGCAGAATGAAGAGGAAGCGGCCGAGGCGGCGCGGGAATACCGGAACCGGCTGCTGGACGATTGCGACAATATGCTGGTACCGGACCGGCCTAATGTGGACGTCGATGCGTGGAAGTTATACCGGCAGGCGCTCCGGGACGTGCCGCAACAGTATGGCTTTCCGCTGGCGATCGTGTGGCCAGTAAAACCATGATGCCGCCGGTTTTGATTATTGAAAAGCAAAACGAAATTATACAATTGCAGAGCCAGCTGATCGCAGATCTGTACAATGAGCTGGCGCAGCATACCGCGGTAGACAACGCCGAAAAAGAGCTTGAGAAGATAGAGGCGCTGAAAAGGGAGATCGGGGAATGAATAATATTTTACACAGCTTTTTTTCTGCGGATACATTAAAAAACGTTATGGCCGACTGGCCAATAAAGCTGGCGGCCAGTACAGGAGTGGCAGCCCTGGCCGACGCCATGGGGGTGCAGGTGCAGCTGTTTATGATTTTCTGCGCACTTGCCTGTCTGGACGTTTTTACCAGATGGATCGCGCTGGCCATGAGGTTACACCTGGATATGTACCCTCAAACGCCTGTCACAGTATGGCAGGCTGTAAAGTTTATCCGGCAGGCCCATCGCTGGCGATATATCAAAAGTGAAGCTATGAGAAATCAGTTTATCAGCAAGATCGGGACATATGGCGTTATATTGCTATTCGCCTCTTTATGCGACGTGGCCATGATGATAGCTAAGGCCCCGATCGCGTTCCTGCTTCCGGTGATTACGGCCGTGCTCAGCTGCACGGAGCTGCTCAGTTGCCTGGAAAATCTTTCCGAGTGCAATGTCAGCGTGGCCGGCGAGTTGATTGCAATTGTTAAAAAGAAAAAAGAGAAACTAAAACAATAGGAGGATATAATGGCAGCAATATCGTTAAATGATTGTACCAAGGTAACACTGGAAGACATAGAAGTCATTGCTGCAGATGCGCGCGGCCTGATCAGCCGGGTATACGCACATTGGACAGCCGGCCATTATGGCCAGGGGTATGACGATTATCATATCCTGATCGACCGGGATGGATCCGTATATGTTACAACGGAAGACCTGGCTGAAAAGAAATCCCACACATGGCGGCGCAATTTTGGCGCTATTGGCATAGCAATGCTGTGCGGGTATGGAGCAATTGCCAATGAGGGCAGGGATGCGGATCTGGGCCCGGAACCTCCCACGGATATACAGATAACGGCGTTGTCACAAGTTGCGGCTGTATTATCTGACGTCCTGGGCATAGATCTGAACAGGGAGCATTTTATGACGCATTGCGAAGCTGCGCAGATTGATGGGTACGGTCCTTTTTCCGGAGATCCGGAAACCCGCTGGGACCTGTGGTACTTGCCGGATATTAACAACGGCGGCAAAATGGTACCTGGCGGCGACTTGTGGCGTGGCATCGCAAACTTTTACCTGGCGCAATGGCTGCGGGAGGGATCTAATGCATGACTACTATAAAGAAAATACACGCTATTGTATTATCGCTGCTGTTGCTGTGCTGTGTTGTATGGCCGCGATCTGGCTGGTGCATGACTTCCGGAGGAACAACGGCATACAAGCAGATACCGATCGGGCAGTGGACGCAGTTGACAGCAGAGTGGACCGCGCAAAAGAGCGAATTGATGAAGCTGCAGGATCTGTACAGCAAGCTGAGGCGGCCGTCGGAGCAGCTGCAGCAGGAATTGCAAGAAGCGAAAAGGCAGCTGCAGACATCACAGAAGGAATTAACAGCTGTCAATCTATCCTTGACAGCTGCATCCAGCGAGCTGGCCGCATCGAAAACATCCTTGCAGACATTGAGGCGCACGATCGACAAAGAGCGGCGGGTGCAGCGGCGACAGATCTGGCAAAATAGATTCTGGTTTTTTATTGCCGGCGCAGCAGTGGGCGCGGCGGCAGCGAAATAAAAAGCGCCCAGGTAAAAACCTGAGCGCAGGATGCCGTACAACGGCCAGAAAAGCGTTACCGCAATAAAAACTATGCACATGGCAGAAAACGCCTGGAAAACGTTTTACTGCGATTTTGCGGGTAAAGACTAAGCTGCTTTTCTGTCTATATTAATTTCCAGCAGTGGATTCAATGGCAGCGCCAAACCGTTGCCATTGTGTCCGCTGATTCCGGCCACGTTGCCGATGCTGACGACAACACGGTCCGGGTAAACCATAACTTTATTAACAATTTTCTGCAGAACCGGCCGGATTAATTCTGGCCGGTTTTGCATTTTTAACTCAGCTACCAATTTATACCAGTACCGTTTTATCTGCTCCCGGTTTATAGAGATTTTCGGCTGGCTGCCAGCGGCAGCGATTTTTTCATTGATGGCGCGGATCTGATTCTTAATGTCGCGCATCCGTTCCAGGTCAAACTCGTCGGCGGCTCCGTTTTCTACCATCTTGTATAAATTGGCCAGGCGTTTTTCCGCGCCGGCCTTCTGCCGGTATAGTTGGGCCGTTTCATCCGGAGCAGCTGCGGCCGTTGCCTGGTATTTGGCCAGAGCTTTATCAACAACGGCGTTGATACGGTCCAATGTAAACATCTTCAGAATAGCGTCCACTACATGGCGCTCCAGCCAGCTCTTTTTAATGCGGGGGTTTTTGCATGTGCGGCTGCCGTGGTTCGTCTGATCACAGCATTGGTAAAACTCGTAACGGTAGCCACGGCTTGACATGCTGTTTCCGTTATAACTATGGCCGCATTCACCACAGCATACTTTTCCGGATAACAAATATATAGCTTTAGCTGCATAGCTGGCAGATCGGCCCCGGTTCGCCTCTCTGCGCCGGGCTGCTTCCATGAAAGTTTCCTGGGTGATAATGGCCGGGATGGCGTTGGGCGTTCCGGATGCGGCCGTCTGGTTCCTGCGCTGTTTTCCGTAGCTACGGCGGTGCACGTATGTGCCGCAGTATTTTTCGTTTGCCAGGATCTCATGCAGGGAATTTTTCCCGAACATTTTGCCGCGTTTCGTCCGGAAGCCCTGGCGGTTTAATTCGTCTATGATCGGGCCGTATCCGGAGCCGGCAATAAACATTTTAAAGATCAGGCGGACGGCAGCAGCCTCCGTCTCATTAATTATATAATGATGGTCCGGGGTAGCGTCATATCCCAGGGGCGGGGTTCCGCCTGGGAAAAGGAACTGCCGGGCATTGGTATCCTTACCGTCGCGGACCTTTACAGACAGCTTCCGGGAGTACCAGGCGGCCTGTGCGACCTGGATGCCTTCGAAAAATTGGCCGTCAACGCTGGACGGGTCGAATGATTCCGTAGCGTATTCGTATTTAATGCCGGCGGCCTGCAGCTCTTTTTTGTACAGATAATAATCCAATTCCTGCCGGGCCGTCCGGTCCAGCGTATACACAACCAGCACGTCAAAAATGTCCCGCCGGGCATCGGACAGCATCCGATGGAAGCCGTCCCGGCCGATGGAAGTGGTGCCGGTTTTGGCTTCGTCCTGGTAATGGGCGACAACGCCATAACCTTTTTGCCGGCAGTAGTCTTCGCAGATCCGGAACTGCGTTTCTATGGATTCGTGGCGCTGGTTGTCGCTGGAATATCTTGCGTAAATGGCTGCGCGTAACATAAAAGCCTCCTAACGATCACACGTGTCAGCGCGCAACGCTTGCGCACGTTCGGAAATCGCTTTCAGCCGGCTGGCGGAGATTAACTGCGGACAGTCAGGCAATGCGCAGCGACCGTCAATGTAATAACCGTCTTTTTGCCCTACGCAAAAAATACATTTTCTGCAGTCTCTTTTGTGTGTGTATGTTATTAGCGTCGACAACGCACTCAGGGCGTCACCGTGAATATCAAAAGGCTGCTTTCCATTTAAGGTCTTGGACCTGATTTCGCTGCAGAGATCTTTCCAATGCTCTTCGAGTTGTTGCCTATTCCGACCGTGCACAATGAACGTGTTGTCGCAGGAACAACATTTCATTGTCGCAGAATACACGAACGAGGCGGGCAGGCCGTTTTTTGTGTATCCATCAGGCTCGGCCTCAATTTCGCAAGACACAAACGGCAGGCCACAAACCGGACATTTTTTAAAAGGGTTTTCTTTCATTTAAAACTTCTCCTTTCGTTTTCGACGGCCTGATCGTCCAGGATCCTGGCACGCCGAAACAGACTGCCAAGTTGATAGTTTTCTTCAAGCGGTTTTACCGGGCAGGGGTTGCCCGGTGCAGGCTGAAAAATACATTTTTCGCATTGATTTCTGCAGTATCCGATCAGCCCTACATAATGGTTGATTGCATTAGAATGCCAAAAATCCATAGCGCTTCTCCTTCTTAACTTCTATGCTTTCATGGCGCTGGTTATCGCTGGGATACCTGGCATAAATGGCAGCGCGTAACATGTTGAAAAACCTCCGTTATACTGATATAATAGAAGGGCAGACTGCTCTTTTTAATCGACTCTTCGGCATGTCTGTACATCTCTTAACAACCGTCTGGCGCGGCCACGCCAGACGGTTTTTGCTTTTTACATTAAAAATAATTACGATACATTATTTTTCATTCATTAACTTTTCCGCGTCTTCCAGGGCTGCCTTCCATTCCGGCCAATGTTTCGACGATTCACCAAAAACTGCAGCGCCGTCTACACTGATTACGATAGCATTCTTTAACTGCTCCGGGTTGACGGTAGCTATGGCCAGCTCCGTATAATTTTTATGGGAGATCCGGCTGTAATCATGGAAAAACACCCGCATTTTGTGGGCTTCCTTACCGTCTCCCCAGGTCATTTCGTTGATGCCGGTGGGGTAACTTTTGCCGGTGGCTGCATATGTCAGGTACAGGATCCGCGGGCCCGGCCGCCCGACTTCCGCCTTCAGGCGTATCTTTCCGCCGAGGATCTGCCGGTCAAACAGTTTGAAAATATCCCGGGTGTATTTTTGGCCGCTGGGCAGCTGCGTCGTGATGGTCTCTACCTGCCTTTTATGCTGGGCCTTGTATTCGTCGCTGTATTTGGCAGCAGCGACATTACTGATCAGCAAGGCGGCCAGTGTGGCAGCGATTAGAATAGTCTTTTTCATGGTGGATTCCTCCCTTTTATTTATTCCATTTCAAACGGGGGCGCTTCCGGAATGTGTCGATCCGGATTATGTTCCCGTTTTTTCCTTTTCATCAGGCTCCGTATATCGCGCTATTTCTGTTAAATCGCGGACGGCATCACAGGCTTTTTCTTTTCCGGCGCTATTGAGTTTACGAAAATCGGAAAGAATGCCAATTTCCAAAACACTTAAATTTTGCGGCAACGTTCTGAGCGCGTCCGGCAGGCGCTCCATGTTTACGTCGTATCCCATGAGCCAGGGCTCCGATACGTTAAGAGCCTTAGCAATTAAGTAAATGCTTTTTTGCTTTGCTTCATATGTGCCTTTACGGTACGCGCTGATCTGACCCTCTGTCAGCCCTGTCGCCCTTGCAAGATCTGCAGGCTTCATTTTGCGCAAATTTAGCGCCTTGTCCAATCGTTCTGCAAATGTAGACATAAGCGTCACCTCTTTCGGGCTAATTGTACTATAAAACTTTTGTTTTCGCAATAAAAACTTTCGAAAACTTGACTCGAATACAGAAAAGTGGTATTCTATAAAAAACTTCTGAAAACGGAAGTAGAAGGGAGGAACTTAAAATGACCTTGATTTTTGATTACAGCAGACTGCTTGGCAAAATCAAAGAAAAAGGGCTCACGCAGGCATCACTGGCGAAACAGGTTGGCTTATCGGAATCTACTTTTAATTTAAAGCTGGCTAACAAGCGCGCATTCAAACAAGAGGAAATTGTAAAAACCTGTAGCGCTTTGGATGTTTCACTTGAAAACATTCCTTTGTATTTTTTTTGCGTCAAAACTTCTGAAAACGGAAGTTTTGAAAGGGCAGGCTAAATCATGGACGCAATGGACGAGATTTACAAGATAAGATACGACGGCGGCAGCTATATCGGCCAGACTCCAATCTGTGAGCAGGCGACGAAAATAGCAAGAGGTTACGCGGAGAGCACCGGCCTGTCGGTCCTGGTAGCGTGCTGCTGGCCGGGCTGGAAGCAGCCGCATGAAAATGTATATCACCCGGATGGATCCGTCACGCATTTATGGGATGGAGAGAGATGAAACATGGAATACAAGGATAAACGCGGCTGGCGGTTTGAAGTGAAGCCGGGGCTGCACTATAAAACGTACTGGACAATACACTGCTATAATCCTAAGAAAAATTTATGGTGGCCATGGCCGTGCGCCAGTTGGTATGGCACTAAAAAGGAAGCTGAAAAGGTACTGAAACGGTACGCCAAAGAACGGGGTTGGCAGGAAATCGAATAAAAGATAGGAGGGAAGTAGATGTACATTTTAGGGCAAACCGGGGAGATCCTGGTCAATGCGGAACATGTGGAATGCTTTTATGAGCAACCGGAAAGAGGATTACCGGCAATCAAAGCCCGGACCCGCAGCGTCAATGTAACCCTGGGAATTTACAAAGGCAAAGAAGCCATTGATAAGGCCATGGCCTCCCTGGGCATGGCATTAATGGCCGGCGACAAAAATGGCCTGCATGTCTATGCGATGCTGGCGGACGATACGCCGCAGAATATTGAACAAACTCCGGCTACAGATACGGATCCGAAGGAGGGCGGCAAGCATGGGGAAGTGGAAAGTAATGTCCCAGCAGCTGGCGGGGCGTAAGATGTACATCGTCGGCCGGCAGCTGGACGAAAGTAAACCGCTGCACGGCGGCAATGTTGAATATTGTGGAAGCTATACCGACGACCGGGATGCGTGCGAAGCGCTGGCCGAGTCACTAAACAGGAAAGCTGGCGATTGAGATGGTAAGCAAACGGGAGCGGAACCGGCTGGCTGCGCAGGCATGGGCGGCCCAGGCAGAAGCAGAATGGCAATGGCGGCAGCGACACGAAGAGGAGGCCCTGCAGTACAAGGATCCGGAAAAACAGGGCCAACGGGCTGCATACACAGAGACAGAAATGTATGAGCGCTGGCTGGCCCAAACAAAAAAGCTCTATGAACAGATTAACCAGCTTTTTCAGATGCTGGGCATGATGGCAGTTTTATGCGTGCTGCAGTTTCTCGTGATTATCTTTTTGGCATATATGGCGGTGCGATCATGAACGGGGCGAAGCCCATTAAGGTCCGCGAACTGATCAGCCGGGGCACATACAAGACAGTCAAAAAAATGAACCGGGAAGACATGAACGACTGGGCGGCAGCGCTGTATAACGATGCAATGCGCGACTGCGAAGCGGCGTCCATGTTGGCCCTAAAGGATGAATTTGGTTTTTCTACAAAACGCCTTGCCCGGTTCATGAGCAGGAGGAACAATACCATAGACTGCATTAATCGCCGGGAGATATCGGCGCAGGAAATTATCCTGGGACTGATTGACGAAGGCGTTGACATTGTGGAGAGTGATGGCAGCGTGCCAGGGGGGAGTAAGTAGAAAATGGCGTTATGGGATTATATGCAGAAACGCATGCAGGAGCTGGGCTTGACAGCTTACAAACTGCAGAAGGATTACGATGTGCCCTGGTCGACGATACAGCGGATTAAAGCAGGAAAACCTATTACCACGCCGTCGAAGCAGAAGCTGGCTCTGGCGTTATCGTGTTCAATGGGGGACATCAACGCGGCGATCGCGCAGGCGAAGGCGCCGGAAGAGAATGAAACGGGAAAAGAAAGTGAGGATTCTGTCATGGCAGCAGTAGATAAATTGGAAAAGATGGTAAAAGAGGATTTTCCGGATGATGCGCCGGCAAAACCGAAACTGCATAAACCAAAAGCAAAAAGGGTTGCGATAATTAACGATGCCGCGCCAGAGGTTGCGGAAAGCAATGAAGTTATAGACGGCTCCCGGAGCAAAGTTAACGGCGAAAACCCGGACGGGGAGGTAAGGCTTCGGATGCGCGACACGTCCAAAACACTGCAATACTATTTTGAAACAGGCCTGCCAGGCGAGTGCGAAATTACCGTAATCGTGTCCACACTCATGCCGGCCAAACACATGCTGCAGGCCTTAGAGACCGCCGTGGAATTGATCGGGCGGGAGCTGCGTGACACCCAGCAAAAGGAGGCGTAACCTCATGGCCAAAACGGTAACGATATTGCTGGCCATCGTGCTGGGCGGTATGGCCATAGGCGCAAAAGTATACGAGCTGGCCAGAATTGAAAGCCATGTCTGGATTATTGGCAGCATCATGCTGCAGTTGATGGCTGCAAAAATGAGATGAAGGGAGGCGGCAGCGATGCGCATGGAAACAGATCTGAAAGAAGGCCGTTGCAAAAGCTGTAATGAACCTATTTTCTGGATTAAAACCAAAAAAGGAAACTGGCTACCGGTAAACCGCAGGCCCATGGAAGTGTATCCGGTACAAAAAGGCGGCCACACTTTTGTCCTGGTAGACGGCTCTACAGAGCAGGCCCTGCCGGTGGAGCGTATGCGGTACGACGGCATAGACAGCGTTGTGGCCTTCGAAGCACATTTTGCTACGTGCCCATTCGCCGATGACTTCCGGAAGAAAAAGAGGTGATAACCGTGAAAAAGCAATGCATTATGATGACTCCCAGCTGGCGCGTTCCGCCGCAATACCACTGTCTGCGGATCAGGAAGGCAAAAACCCGCCGGATCATCCAGGTGGAAAAAGTTTTAAAAATTACGAACCGCAACAACAAATTATCATATGTTCCGCCGCGCAGCTCCTTAAAACTGATTTACTATGCAGCCATGAATTTACAAAACAGAAGGGGCCGCCGGCTGGGTATTCCAACTCCTTTGTATTTCCAAAAAGTTTTAACAGAAGAAGACCTGGATCAATTAAGAAAAGAAAAGCAGGAGATAACAAACGCCAATATCGAAAAGGCTCTCCGCTCCCGGTTAAAGAAAAGACGTTTTTACTTGCACGCAAAACCTGGCACCTGGAAGCGATGGAGAAGGATGATGCGCGAAGAGCGCATTTTAAGGAGGGTGTGGCATGGGAATGGGCAAAATTAAAACAGACCGCCAGCTGCAGACGGATGGCAGTCTTCCGGATCAGGAGCTGGTAGACATTTTCGCGGATGCGTTGGTGGATTTTATCATGGCGTTAGAACAGGAAGAAAAGGAAAAGAGCGCATAAGGAGAAAATTATGAAATCGTTAAAAAAGGCGTATGAGATCACAATGGGCAGCATTATCGTTTTTACGGAAAGCATATATTTCTGCAGCTTACTTATGGCCGTCGTAATAGATCTGTTGTACCAGATACTTTGCTGGGCCGCGTGGATCCTGTCCATATAAAAAGAAGCCGCTCATACATTTCTGTATGGGCGGCACAACCAATTACCGTAACTATTATAACGGAAATCCCGGAGGAAGAAAAGAATGCCGGTAAAAAAAACTACAACGCGCACGGCTGCCACCAAAAAGAATACAGAACAAAGAAGTGAACAACCGGATGAACAAAAAAAGACGCTGTTTCAAGCCGTGCTGGATGAAATGGCAGCGTGCCGTATAAATTACAATACCGTGCCGGTATGGGCTCAGGAGTATGGCAGCGATGGCCAGCCCAGGGCGAAATTATCCTGGCTGTTGGAAGCGCTGGATGCTATTATCGGCCTGCGGGGTGCGTATTGGAGTGTGGAATACAGCCGTGAAGAAATTATTGACGCCGGGGGCGGCGAAAAACTCTGCAGTCTAAAGGCCGTTATCTCAAAACATATATCAGACACGGCTAACAATTATGTCGGCGTAGGGTACGGCAGCGCCATGCTGGTGGAGCGCGTGGCAGCGAATACATATAAAAAACATTTAGACGCCTGGGATGTAGCGCAGGAAAAAGCGCTGGCTGCAGCTGCGCGTTTTTTTGAAATTGGCATGGAGCTGGAAGCTCCGCCGGAGGATCCAAATCCGGAACCGCCGGCTGCAGATCCGGAACCGCCACCGGTCAAACCCGTTCCGGAAGTAACGGATGATTCTACGAAAGAAAAAGAAAAAGCCCTGGCGGAACTGCGGGACGCAGTGAAAAAATTCCATTACCAAAACGTAATTATAAAAATTGTGCAATACAAATACGGGACGGAAAAAGTAGAATCTCTTCCGCCGTCTTTATTGCGCGATCTAAAGGAAAACATGGTGCTATATCATCAAAATTGGCAGGAAGCACTAAAGAGGGAGGCGGCAGCGCATGGAGATCATAAGCGGACGGATAACTGATATCCGGCCCGACGGTTTGGCTGTTATTGTTGCCCGGCTGCCGGAATGGAGCCGGTCGATCAACACCAATGTGGTGGAGATCGGCCTGCCGGATGGGCGGCTCATATCACCGGAGCAACGGAAACGGATCTATGCCATGCTGCGGGACATTGCGGAATGGATGGGGGAGCAGGATCCGGAAGTCGTTAAAAATTTAATGAAATTAAAATTCATGGCTGAGCAGCTGGATGTTATTGCCCGGCGCATGTTTTCTCTGGCGGACTGCGACATGACGACGGCCAGGGAGTTTATAACATATCTGATAGAGTTTGTCGTAATCAATAACATCCCGGTCAAGCAGCCGTTAATCCAGGGCACGGATGACGTTAATGACATTCGCCGGTATGTCTATCAGTGTTTAATGCATAAAAGCTGTGCAGTGTGCGGCGGCCATGCAGAGCTCCATCATGTGGAAGCGATCGGGGCCGGCCGGAACCGGCGGGAGATCAACCAGATCGGTATGCCGGTTTTGCCGCTGTGCCGGGCGCATCATTCTGAAAGCCACCAGCTGGGACAGGAAAGTTTTATGTCGAAATACCACCTGGAGCCCATACCGTTGACGACGAAATTCGGAAAACTGTATGGCCTGACGCTGGCCAATATAGGGCAGGGAGGGGGTAAATGATGGACGGGTTAAAGTGGATTAAATTAGCCACCGGCATTTTTGACAACCGCAAAATTAAGCAGATAGAGCTGCTTCCGGAAGGGGACAGCATCCTGGTGATATGGGTCAAACTTCTTTCCCTTGCCGGGGTAATAAATAACTGCGGCCTGATTTATGTAACTAAGGATATCCCGTATACAGAGGAAACGCTGGCCGGGGAACTGCGGCGGCCGATTAATACCGTGCGTCTGGCACTGGCCACATTTAAAAAATTTGGCATGATCCAGATCAGAGAAGACAACCTGATCCAGATCACCGGATGGGCAAAACACCAGGGCGGCAGCGCGGCCATTGAAACGGCAGCGGAAAAGAATAAACTGCGCCAGCAGCGTTATAGGGACCGGCAGAAAATGCTGGCCGCCGGGCAAGGCGCTCCGGTCGAAAACGTTACGGAAATTAACAATAGTAACGTTACGCGTAACGTTACGGAAAACGTTACGAATGACGTTACGGGTAACGTTAGTAACGCTTGTAGAATAAGAATAAGAAAAGAAGAAGAAGAAGAGAAAGATGATGATCATCAAACAAGAGACAGTAATACACAAATAGACGACGCCGAAATAAAAAAAGCGGTGGACATGTTCCAGAACACCGTTCGCCCTATCAGAAATATATACGAGGCGGAACGGATCCGGGCCATGGTGGAAGAGTATGGGCTGGATGCTTTTAGTGACGCGCTGCGCGTGATCGCAAAGGCGCGGCCTAAAGTGCCGATACCGTATTTGGAAGAGGTGCTGAAAAACAGGGGCGACCCGCCGGCTTCCGGGAAAAATGATCCGGTAGCCGGGGCGGCGGCTGCGCAGCGCATACTGGAAGGTGGTGGGATCGTTGATTTCAACGCCTGATAGAAAAAGCGAAATCCTGGCCACGCTGTTTTCTGCGTATGGCCAGGCAGGGGATGCGAAACGGCTGGCAACGTACACGATGGCGCTGAAAGATATCCCGGAGGATGTACTAATGAAAGCCTGCAGCTTGATCTTGTACTCAAAAAAATTTTTGCCGGCCGTGTGCGAAATTTTGGAGGCGTGCCGGGAACTGATCGGGGAAGTAAGCGGGAACCGGGTCAAAACGTGGGCGGAAGCATGGAAAGAGATCTGTGGTAAAATGGAATCCGTTTCTGTCTACGGGAAATTAGAGTGGAGCACGCCGGAAATCAAAATGGCGGTAGAGGCATACGGATGGCGAAATCTGTGCGCAGCCCCGGCGAAAGATTGGACGACGGTAGAGTCGCAGGTGCGGCGATATTACGAAAATGCATGCCAGCGAAACCTGCAGAAGAAAAATATTGATTATGTTCTCAAAAATATCCGCGGCGCGGAGCTGATCGGCCTGTTGCCCGGTGAAAAGAAAAAACTGACAGGAGGTAAAAAGAGTGAATAAAATTGTAATTCTGGGCCGGTTAACTAAGGATCCGGACGTGCGATATACACCGTCGCAGAAAGTTGTCTGTGCTATTACGTTGGCTGTTGACCGTCCGTTTTTAAACCAGCAGGGCCAGCGGGAAGCTGATTTTATTCCGGTGGTGCTGTGGGGCAAGGCCGCGGAATTGTGTGGGAACAGCTGCGCAAAAGGGCACCGTTTACTGGTGGAGGGGAGACTGCAGATCCGGAGTTACGACGGTAAGGATGGGCAGCGACACTGGATCAGCGAAGTCATTGCGTCCAGCATGGAATTTATTGAACGGAAGGCGGACGCGGCACGGGGGCAGCAGGCTCCGGCAGTGAACACTGCGCCGGCGGGCAACCGGCAGCCGGATGCTTGGGACGCTATGGGCACGCCAGAGCCGTATGATGAAGAAGTGCCGTTTTGAGGGAAAAGGAAGGTAAAAATGAGCCTGGAATGCTATACGCAAAAATTCCCGGTCGCACGCAAAGAACACAAATGTGAGTTTTGCCGCAAGAAAATAGCGGTTGGCGAAAAATACAGTTGCTTTTCAGGAAAATTTGACGGGGAATTTTTTAACAGAAAAACATGTCTGCCGTGCGATAAGATGATAAACGAATATTGCGCAGAAGTAGATGACGAATTTCATTACGAAGAAATAACAGATTACTTAAAAGACAAATATTGTTGGGAATGTGAATGGTTGGAAGATTGCGAAGATACGCCGGAATCTTGCCAGATCATAAGAGAAAAATACAGTTAAAAAAGGGAATGTGAGGATCTAAACATGGAAAATATTGTGATGATACCGGTTAATAAAATCTGGCAACATCCGGATAATCCGCGAAAAGACCTGGGAGATTTGTCAGAGTTGACGGCCAGCATCCGGGAAAACGGAATATATCAAAACCTGACTGTCGTCCCGGCGATAGGTGAAATTACCGGGAAGTGGGACGGTGAATCATACCGGGTAATCATTGGGCACCGTCGCCTGGCGGCAGCGAGGGCTGCAGGATTAGAGAAAGTGCCGTGTGCCGTTGTTGACATGCCCATACAAAAGCAGATTGAAACCATGATTCTGGAAAACATGCAGCGGGCGGACTTGACAATATATGAACAGGTCAAGGGGTTCCAGCAGCTGCTCGATCTGGGCGATAGCATTGAAGGCATTGCCCGGAAAACCGGTTTTTCCGAAAAGACTATAAGGCGTCGCACGGAAATCGGTCGGCTGGATCCGGAAAAACTGGAACGGATTATGAAGGGCCGAGGTAAACAGCTTACACTCGAAGATTTTGACAAGCTGGCGGCTATCAAAAATCTGGAAACCAGAAATAAACTACTGGAGGAAATTGGTACAAATAATTTTAATTACGTGGTCGCGGCAGCGAAGTCGGCAGAAAAAACAAAAGAAATGACGCCGGAAGTGCTGGCGTGGATCGACGGCCTTCCGGGTAAAAAGAAAAAAGTAACAGAATCGGAAGCCTGGGGATATGATTTACTGACTCCGTACCCGGGCATAGAAATTAAACTATGGAAAACAACCAAAGAAAAAGCGGAAACTGCACTCGAAAAATTGCCGGAAGGAGAAACGCTGTATTACGCTATTACCGACGGCGGATATCTGAAATTATGCCAAATGAGAAAAGTCGCAAAGGTGAAAAAGAAAAGCGCTGCGGAAATTAAAAGAGAAAAGGAAATGAGCGCAGCGTGGGACTATCTGATAGAGCAGAGTAGGCTGTCGTATGAGCTAAGAAAAAAATTTATAACAGAATTCGAAGTCACGAAATCGAATTATGACAAGGTTATAGAGGGTGCACTGATTGCAGCGATTAATAGCGAATTAGGTTATGGTACTGCTGATAGAGACAAACTTGAAGAGCTGCTGGAAGTAAACGGTGAAAAATTCCAAGGGGCTACGGCGGACACAATTGCGGTTGGAGCTATCAAAAATTTAGATTTTGGAAAGCATGAGACTGTAAAAAGATTGCCGGAAATCATATGGGCATTGTTTGATGATTGCCCGGGGTTAATTTGCCACCGTGACGCGTGGCAAGAAGGGTGGCCAAAATATGACGAAGACAACACTTCTGTTATGGCGCTGTATAAATGGCTGGAAGGCTTAGGCTATCAGATCAGTGAAGTGGAGCGCGGACTGATCCAGGGGACGGATGTTAATTATCATTTAGGCGACGCGGAGGTTTGAAAATGAAAATTGTTTATTTGTCACATCCTTATACCGGAAACGAATCTATCAATAAAGGCGACGCCAGGGAAATGTGCGCGGAGCTAAAAGAAGAGCATCCTGATTGGTGCATTGTGAATCCGCTTGACAATTTCGGCTGGGCGGATTGTGCAAAACTGAGCTATGAAAATATCCTTGAAATGTGCGTAACGCTGCTGGGGTGCTGCGATGCCATATATATGTGCTGCGGCTGGGAAAAGAGCAGAGGCTGCAGAGAAGAAAAGGAAGCGGCTGAAAAGTGGATGCTGGAAGTGATAGAAGAATGAAAGCACATATCCTTGCCCGGTTGCTGCTGATACTGACGGCGGCCTTTTGGGTGATAGTAGCATATATTATTTATTTATTATTCTGGTGATGCAAAATGAACAAGACCCAGCTGCTGGTAAAACTTAATAAATATATTGAGTGCCGCGACCGCATCAAAAACAATTCTGAAGAGATTGAGCGGTTGCGCAGCTGTATGATCCGTGTATCGGCCGCGTACAAGGACGCGCCGGGGTGGGATCGGAAAAACTCTGATCAGGCTGTGATATTGACAGAGATAGATAAACTAACACGGCATATCAAGGCGGATTCCGGGAGGTTGGAAACAGAACGGCAGCGGGTGGAAGCACTGATCTGCAGACTGGAAAACAAAGATGAGCGTGATGTATTACGGATGATATATATTACGGGATGCGAACCGAAAGAAGTAAGCTTTAGGTTAGCACTCAGTCTGTCACAAGTGTACCGAATCCGCGCCAGAGCTGCGCGGAAGCTGCTTAAAAAAGATGCGAACAAATGCGAATAATAATGTGATATTATGGTATTGGCAGTAAATGCCATAGAGATTCTTACTTTCCTTCTTAAAAAAGCACCAGCCGAAAGGCCGGTGCTTTTTTGATGG